AGAAGATATACTTAAAAATTACGATGTTGATCAGTTGTATGATGGTACAAACTTGAACCCACCGATTGACATGTTTCCTGAGTTTAACATTCTGAGTAAACCACACCGACCGTGGCGGATCAACGTGCCTAGGTATGAAACCCCTTTCTTGCACTTGCACAAGTATCACATTATTGACTTAGCTAAGCAACTACAAATTCCACTTGACAACACACGAAGCTGCATTGATAACGCTAGTGGAGATGAGTGCGGGCACTGTTGGCAATGTAAAGAAAAAAAATGGGGATTTCAACAACTTTCTTCTTGACTTTAATACAAGAATTCTGTATAGTAAAGAAGTAAGGAGAATCAAAATTAACATCTTCATCCTCGACAAAGATCCAATCTCAGCTGCACAATTGCAGTGTGACAAACATGTGGTCAAAATGATTGTTGAGTCTGCGCAAATGCTCTCAACTGCCCATCGTATGCTTGATGGTGAACTCAAACGCGCTCCATCAAAGTCTGGTAAGACGATGTCAAAACACTGGACACTGCCTGATAACCGTGAAAGCGTGTTGTACAAAGCTGTTCATATGTCACATCCTTGCACCGTTTGGTCAATGATCAATACTGGTAACTATTGGTGGCACTATGTTCACTTTACCGCGCTTTGCGACGAGTACACTTATCGATATGGTAAGGTCCATGCGACTGATACCCTATTGCGTAATGCATTGGCAAACTATCCAAAGAACATTCCTACCAATTGGCGTACACAATTCCCATTGGCAATGCAATCAAATCCCGAATGTATGCATCCGAATGATCCAGTACGTTCGTACCGTGAGTTCTACCAAACAAAACAAGCTCGTTTCAAAATGGTGTGGACAAATCGTGAAGTTCCAAAATGGTTTGGATGTTTGACAAAATAATACTTGACTTTACAATGAGAATGCACTACTATAGTATAGTAGACACACACAGAGAGAGAATCACTAAATGGCTCATGAACTTGAATTTGTAAACGGCGTTGCTCAGATGGCTTATGCAGGCGATACGCCTTGGCATGGTTTGGGTGTACAGGTCTCCAACGATCTGACCCCTGAGCAGATGATGGAAAAGGCTGGTCTTAATTGGGCAGTTGAGAAGAAAGATCTGACTATTGAAGGTACGAACATTAAGGTCGCGGGCCACCAAGCCTTGATCCGTTCGTCTGACAACAAGATCTTGGATGTTGTTGGCGAAGATTGGAACCCCGTTCAGAACGAAGATGCGTTCAAGTTCTTCTCTGAGTATGTTCTTGCTGGTGACATGGAGATGAACACCGCTGGTTCACTGAAAGGTGGGCGTAACGTTTGGGCTCTTGCAAAAGTCAAAGAATCGTTCACGATCCTTGGTGAAGACCAAGTCGACTCGTACTTGTTGTTCAGTAATCCTCACCAATACGGTAAGGCAATTGATGTGCGTTTCACTCCCATTCGTGTCGTGTGCAACAACACTCTGACGATGTCACTCAGCAGTGCATCAAAGAATCAAGTCAAGATGAACCACCGTTCAGTGTTTGACGCTGAGACTGTCAAAACGACTCTTGGAATTGCCCACGAAAAGTTCGGCAAGTACAAAGAGATGGCGGAGTTCTTGGCTTCTAAGAAGTTCTCTGTTGATACTCTGATCCAATACTACAACGAAGTGTTCCCCCACACTTACAACAAAGAAAAAGGTGTTAAGGTCACTAAGGCTGCAGATCTGACTACGACTGCAAAAGCTGCGATGGCAGTTCTTGAGACCCAACCTGGGGCTAACTTCGGTGCTGGTTCTTGGTGGCAGGCTTTCAACTCTGTCACGTACTTGACTGACCACGAGATGGGTCGTTCTGCAGATACTCGTATGGAATCTGCTTGGTTTGGTATCAACCAATCTCGTAAGATCAAAGCTGCACACAAAGCCGTGGAATACGCCACGGCGGCTTAAGGAGAATTGCGATGGGCTATGTGAACAATGATAAAGAACCTGAGTTGGTTTTTGTCGGTAAAGACGATCAAGAGTTGAATCAGATTGCCCGTATGGTTGAAAAACTGAATGCCGATTTGGTCGACTCTGGATTTGATCAATACAAGTTTGACCTTGAGGTGCAGGGTGATAAAGCCTATATCAAACGCGTCTAAATCTGAATAACCTACAGTTGATTTTTCTTCATTTTTGACAACTGTGGAAGACTAGGCGGCTTCGGCCGCCTTTTTTTTATTTATTATAAATAGCATAAACTATTTTATATGGGAAATAAATGGCACATTTAGGGACTCCATCTACAGACGGCCGTCTATCTTTTCAAAAGTATGTCACCGATAACAAAAGATTCAAAGAAGTTGAATATGAAATTGAAAAAGGTAAACCAGCATCTCTTGTTTCAAGTGATGGTATTGTTATAACTGACAATATTCGTGTTGGAACTAAACTGAAAATTGTAGATCCAAACTACACGACAATTGGTAAGATGAAATATGCCCATGTGAATATTAATCGCAAAAAGGGATATATCGCGATCAATAGCATCCGTAAACCGACAGGTGGAAACGGAACTCAATATGAAGATGAGGTGGTTGACGCAATCAACAACTACATTCTTGAAGCTGGTGGTGTAATCAATTTAAAAATAGCTGGTGACAATAAAACTTACAGCAATCTCACTGCCGCAGTCAAGGTTGATTCTAAGATTAAAAATCGCGGTGGAGTAAGAGGCGATCCAAAAGCTGATATCATTGTTTGTCGTGATAAAACCAAACCATTAGATATTGGATCAATTTACATCTCCCATAAAAAGGCGGGTGGTGCAAAAGAGTTTCAACAGTATAGTGGATTAAGTGAACAGTCGGGTTTGATGATATACAATAACTCACTCACTCAAAAATTCTTAGGTGAGGTTGTTGAATCGCTAGACATGGGTAAACTAGATAAGTTACCATATCCAATCATGGGAACATTTAAAGATGATAAATTATCACTTTTTTCAATATATGGTCCAGATTATGGTAAACAATATTCTCTGCAACACGTCCAATTGATTGGTCAAGGTCAGCCAGTGTTTAAACGTGTTCGTGATGAATTATACGAAATAACATTTACAAGTCACATGAGTGTATCGGGTGATTTGCGTTTATTCACAGGCGGTTATGCCCCTGTGTTTGGAGCCACCTTCAGAAACAATAGATCCTTCATGTATAAGGGTAGAAGATATGGTGATGCACGTGTGGGAATATATCCACAAATCTTATTGGCTGGCCGAGGCGGAATCAAAGTTGTTGAGATAAAGGAATAGTTATGGCTCAATTTAGCACAGATAAAAACGGACTACTAAGCAACAATAACAATTTGTACGAAGTTGTTATGGTTGCTAACGAATATGGTAAAGTTGCATCTGCAAGTAATGTTGGAAAGTTATATGCATTTAATAATGCTGCTACCAATGTGAATCGCGGTTGGACAATGGACAACACCATGCGACCAGTAGTTAGTTTCCAAAATGGTAGTCCCAATAATACAGATATTATTGAAATTATAGAATATGAAATTGGCAACAATAACGCCAACTCAAGTACTATTATCTATGAGTGGTATGAAGGTCCATTAAATATTTCTGGTGCAACAATTCCTGCTTGGACTACATTTGGCATACACAGCCAGTATCGTGTGTATCAAGATATTTACTCCAGCAATCAAAGTAATACGTTTACGGTTCCTGCTGGAACGTATCTTCGACATAGTGGTGTAATCATTGGTAAAAACGCTTTGGGTGATGAAGGTCCAGCAGATATGTACGGTGGCGATACACCAAATATGTTAACACTTTGTATGCGAAGAGTTGACAATGCTACTAAGCTAGATGTTTGGTTTGCTTTCACTATTAAAGAGTTGGATTAAAATGAATAACTTTTCAAATTTCATAACAGAAGAAAAGAACACCCACATGACTCATATTGAGGATAAGGTGATCTATGGTGGTGTCAATGGGACACGTCAAGCTATTATGGCTTTGAAAATGCTACGTGATATGCTAGGAGGAACACATGAAGGATCTGTATCGGTTAAGTGGGACGGTGCTCCTGCAGTGTTTTGTGGCATTGATCCTACAGATGGCAAGTTTTTTGTTGCAAAAAAGGGGATCTTCAACAAGAACCCAAAAGTTTATAAGACTGCTGCTGAGGTCGAAGCTGATACGTCAGGCGATCTTGCAGCCAAACTCAAAGCCGCTCTGAAGTATCTTCCTGAACTCGGCATCAAAGGAGTTATTCAAGGAGACTTCTTGTTCAGCAGCGAAGATGTTAGCAATGAAATTATTGATGGTCAGCGTTATCTAACTTTCCATCCAAATACAATTATCTACGCGGTTCCACACGATTCAGAAGCTGCTGCTAATATTCGTAAGGCAAAGATTGGTATTGTTTGGCACACTACATATAATGGTAATTCATTTGAATCAATGTCAGCATCATATGGTGTGGACATCTCAAAGTTTCACAAAAGTGCAAATGTATGGTCACAAGATGCAATGCTGCGCGACTTAACAAATGCTACAATGAGCAAACAGGACACGGAGATTGTCAATGAACTTCTTACGCAAGCTGGTAAATTATTTAACCAAATTAGTGGGTCAACCCTCAGAGAACTTGAAGCCAACGGAGAACTTGCCCAACACATCGAAACCTTCAATAACAGCTTTGTCAGAGTTGGAACCATCGTTACCGACACCAGAGCCCACGTTAACCATCTCATCAAGTGGATCCACGACAAGTACCAAAAAGAAATCGACGCGCGTAAAACCCCTGTTGGTAAAACCAACGTCAGCAAAAAGCGCCAAGACTTCCTCGACTTCTTCTCGGAAACCAACAAAGCCAGTTTGATAAAGATGTTTGATCTGCAAAAGGTCATTGTATTGGCTAAACTAAAACTTATAAATACACTTAATAAGTTACAAACTATTGACACATTTGTTAAATCTCGTAATGGATTCAAAGTAACAGGTGCCGAAGGCTATGTTGCTATTGATAAACTTGGTGGTGATGCGGTAAAGATCGTTGATCGAATGGAATTTTCGTTCAATAACTTCTCGCCTGATATATTAAAAGGATGGGATAAACCAGGAAGAAAATAATGGCAAAAAAACTAGATTTTAAAGACTTTTTAAACGTTGATTACGCTCCAGGAATGGATCCTCTGATCAAGAAAAACGCTAAGAAGCGCAAGAGCGACGAGACTGAGACTTCAGGTCCAAGTGAATCTGTTAATACTACTGGAAATTATGGTACTCAAACTCAAAGATTAATGTCACCATTACAAAAAGTTCGTCAAGATAAAGAAAAAGATGATCGTGATCGTGACGGTAAAATTAAAGCTGGTGTACTTCCTCGTTCAAAAGGTCCAAGTGAAGCTGTCGCCCCAGGGGGCAAGGCTCCTAAACCTGTAAGCGGCAAAGCTGCTCAAGCGTACATAGACGGCGGCAAACATGCTGCTGATGTGACTATGGGTCGTGAAGGTAAACATGGTGTAATAAAATCACCAAATTCAAAAAAGCATGTGCATGTGTTTACATATGAATCTGTTGAAGATATTGAAGAGGCACTAACTCCTCAACAACGCAGAACGCGCGCTATGGGTATGCGTAGAATTCAAGCAAAAATTAGTCTTGGTCGTGATCGTGCAGCCCGCAGATTTGCTGATCCTGAACGTTTAAAGAACAGAGCTCATAAAGAAGCTCGTTCATTTATATTCAGACGTTTGTCCAAAGGTGCTTCAAAAGAAGAATTGTCATATCAACGCCGTCAAGATATTGAAAAACGTATGGACACACCCCAAATGAAAAAGCGCATAGATATGCTTGCAACAAAGTTGTTGAAGAAAGTCCGTGCGGCTGAAATTCAACGTCACCAAAAAAGTGGACAACAATCACAAAATGATTAATAAATTTAGTCAGTTTTTAGTTGAAGAGGAAAAAGTGGTTTATTTTACCTTTGGTAGAATGAACCCACCTACTATTGGTCATGGTAAACTGCTAGATGCACTTGCGTCTAAGGCTGGCCGAAACCCATATAAGGTCTTTATGTCGCAGTCTCAAGATGCTGCTAAAAATCCTTTGTCATATTCAGATAAAATTAAACACGTTCGTAAAATGTTTCCCAAGCAAGCTCGCAATATCATGGTTGACAAAAATGTACGAACAGCAATTGAATCTGTTGTTGTATTATATAACCAAGGTTTTCGTAAGATTGTAATGGTTGTTGGCCAAGATAGAATACTTGAATTTGAAACATTATTGAAGAAGTATAATGGTAAAGAAGCAAGACATGGTTTCTATAACTTTGCTGACATCAAAATAGTCTCTGCGGGTGAACGTGATCCTGATGCAGAAGGTGTTGAAGGTGCAAGTGCATCCAAACAACGAGCCTTTGCTAAAGCGAATGATTTTATTAAATTCTCTCAAGGCGTCCCATCAAACGTTTCTAATGTTGATGCGCGTAAATTGTTTAATGATGTTCGTAAGGGAATGGGTCTTTCAGAAGAAACTACATTTAAAAACCACATTCAGTTGTCTCCAATTAGTGAAACTCGTGAGATGTATGTCAAAGGTCAATTGTTCAACATTGGTGATCAAGTTGTTGTAAAACAATCTGATGAGGTCGGTACTGTTACTGTACTTGGATCAAACTATTTAATCATTGAGACATCGGATGGTAGAAAATTGCGTAAGTGGTTGGACACTGTTGAGTTGGTTGAGTCTACAGACAAGTGGTACAAAGATCAACCAGAGTGGGGTACACCAGAAGCTACTAAGAAAGCTAAGAAGATTACCCCTAAGCAATCAGATGTAAAAGAAGAATCGAAGGGTTTGTGGTATAATATCCAGCAACGCCGTAAAAAGGGATTACCAAAGTTAAAACCTAGTGATAAAAATTATCCAAAAACTTTGGATATCGAAAAGGATGGCAAATGAAATCGTTTTTTGAACTTAGAGAAGAAAAAACTCAAGTTACTGTCGGTGACTACACAACTAAGCATTTTGATATGTGCCCATCAGCCGTTAAATTGTATAGCAAGATTAAAAACATGACTGTGATGGTTCACCTTATCGTAGAAAACATGATGCTTCACGATGTGTTTTTTAGATTAGAAAAGCAAGCTGTAGCTCAAGGCGCGATTGATGAAGATGATTTAGAAAAAGCTCAAGAGTATGCCGATTTAATTATGGACAATGCTAGACAAATGGATCTTGAAAAAGAACACTCATATATTGAGGATGTCCATATGCCAAAGTTTGATAAGTTAGCTGGTGTAACTGGCGATGAAGAAGATATGAACGAGAAAACACTCACACCCGCTGAGTTAAAGAAACGCGAAGAGATTGCTAAGTCAATTGAACGCGACAATCCTAATATGCCAATGGGTAAAAAAATGGCAATTGCTACAGCGACTGCTAAGAGAGTTGCTGAGTCTAAAAGGTGGAAATAAAATGAGAGTTTTACGATTTAATCAATTTATTGAAGAAGGTGTTAATGATCCTTCTATTTTCAAAGCGGTGTTCCTTGCTGGTGGACCTGGGTCAGGTAAGTCTTTTATCGTTGGTAAAACTGCTCTTACGGCACTTGGTTTTAAAGTAATTAATTCTGATATTTCTTTTGAGAATGCTCTAAGAAAGGTTGGATTGAAACCAATTCCTCAAAATATATTTTCTCCTTTAGGTCAAGAATTACGTGGTAAAGCTAAGAACATTACTGCCAAACAACAACAACTTGCAATCAATGGTCGCCTTGGTTTGGTGATTGACGGTACAGGTAAAGATTACGAAAAGATTAACAAACAAGCTGACATGCTTCGTAACATTGGATATGATATCGCGATGATATTTGTCAATACGGATCTTGACACTGCGTTAGTACGTAATAGAATGAGAGATAGATCTCTACCTGATGCTGAAGTAGAAAGTATGTGGAAAGATGTTCAAAAGAACATTGGTAAGTTCCAAAACTTCTTCCGTCAAAAAATGTTCATCGTAGATAACTCTGCGGGATCTAACTACGAAGGCGCGGTACTCTCTACTTACAAAAAGATATCCGCTTGGTCTAAAATGAAACCAGATTCTTCGGCTGCGAGTGAATGGATAAAGTCTCAACGTAAAGTCAACGAAGAACTTATGCTTGAGGCAGATCACTGCCCTGTATTCACAGTTTCTCAAATGAAACTATTTGAGAAGTTTGTTGACCGCATGTTTAAAGAGTTCGATGTAAATTTTGAATTCACAAAACATTTCCATGAACGTATGTCTGATGACCGTAATGAACCTTGCATCGATCTGAAAGAACTCGCTTCTATGATACAGAAGATATATAAGAAGTATCAAAAGGGTGAGAAATCTTTGAACAATTTTGTAAATACGGAAGCTGTTATTAAAGATATACAAACAGATCTTAACATGCCTATAGTTGTTGAATACAACCGTAAGAATGATGAATTGGTCGTTACATCAAAAACTATCATGAGAAAAAAGAATTTCCGTACACCCAACTCGGAGTTAAGAGTATGATATCTTTCAAATCATTTACAGAAGCAACATACCAAGGTCGTGAAGTTGCTCTTAATAAACCATCTGCTGGTGATGTTAAGAAGTCAAAGGTATTTGTCGATTTAGATGGTGATGGTAAGGCGAAAAAGGTTAACTTCGGTGATCCAAATATGACTATCAAGAAAGAGATTCCTGCGCGTAGACGTTCTTTTAGAGCTCGACATAATTGCGACACCCCAGGTCCAAAAGACAAAGCACGTTATTGGTCGTGTAAAGCTTGGTAATTTAAATAGATAAATAACAATAATAAATTCTATGGGAAAATCGATGGCTGATGTAAACGAAACAAGACTTAACCGAATTGAGGACAAGATCGA